GTGTTGCGTCCCACCGTTCGCGCCGCCGACAGCCGCGTCGATGCTAGTAATGTTTAGGTCGAAGAATGCGGCGACGGGAGAGCCACCGAGGATTTGAGTAACGCTAATCGGCGCGTCGGTTGCAGTGATCGTAGTTTGCGTGCCGGCGACATTGGCAACGGCGTTGATCGGCGTGCCGCCCGTTTGACCAAAGGTCAGGATCACGTCGGCGGAAGCCGGCGACGCAATGGCAAGCGCGGTTGCGGCGAGCAGGATCGAGCGGATCATTTTAGCCTCGTTGGATTGCCGAAGCCGCCATCGACGGCGGCAGTCTTTCGATCGTGGCACGGCTTGGTCATCGCCTGGAGATTGTCCCAAGCGTAAAGCAAAGCGTCGTCGCCGTGGTGTGGCAGTTTATGGTCAACGACCGTCGCAACGCGACCGCAACCACACTCACACAACGGATGCGTCGCGAGATACGCAATCCGCAATTTGTCCCAGCGTCGCTTCGTGTAGTGCCGCACCTTGCTCTGATCGTATGCGCGACGACGATCGACCTGTGATTGCCAGCCGACCGGTTGATGGACCGGCGCGCGCGTTGCCATTAGCCGAAGCGCTCAGTCTCGCGCGCAAGCCCGGCGCGCTTCATGGTCTGGTCGATCTCGGCGACGATATCGAGCGGCAAGCGGCCGACCAGCAGGCACTCGGAAGCGTCGAGCGGAACCGCATCGAGCGTCTGAACCATCGCGACGCAACCGGCGAGATCGATACGGACATGCGAGCGATGGCGCGGGCCATGCTGCGCGACAACCGGCAGCGCCAGCGGATCGGTATAGCGGCCTCGCGGATAGGTCCAGATTACCCACGTTCGGCCAGCGGATGCGACGATGGCGCCGCGCTCGAAGTGTTCTCGTTTCATGGGATGGATTGGCGATCGCTGGCCGGCGCGTTGCACGCAACGGCTGCGAGGATAGCGGATTCGCTACCACCGATTGGAAGCCGCAGCAACAATGTTGCGCGGGATCGCGTGAGCTAGGCCCCTGGAAACCGTTCCTCCGGGTGGGCCTCTAGCCACACCATGAACCGCTCATAGCAATCGTTGCATACCAAGTCGGTCGGCTCGTCGCGCGGCACTTCTGGCATATTCGCGCGATACTCGGCTTGGGCCTCGGCGTCGGACCAGCCTTTCTCGTAGACGCCGCCGCAGTTGGCGCATGTGAACTCGCCCATGACCACCTCCTACTGGCAATTGCCACAATCAAGCGACATTTTTCCTATGATGTCACGCCTCGCTAACCGGAGGTCACGACTCGCCTTCGTTCGCGATTCTCCCCCGGACGGAATGACGGTCAGAATGTCCGGGTTGCTCAAAAGTCGGCCGGCGGTTTTGAGCAATGTTGCCAAAATGCCACATGCCCCGCGCCGGCCCCTAGAGGGGTGCTAGACGGCGCCGAGCGTCCCGCCGCTCCGCTACCCGTCCGGACCGCCTTCGCGCCGCGTAGCCCAGGCGCGGGCCAGCGCGCGGAGGGCGCGAACCGTCCAGGCTTCCGCCGTGTGGTTGCTCCGGCCGCACCGCCGGCCGATCTCCGGCCAGGATAGGTCCTCGACGACGCAAGCGACGCAGAGCGCGGTTGCCAGCCGGCCGATCCGCCGCTCGACGGCGGTCAGCGTGGCGAGCGTGTCGACCAAGCCGAGCATGCGGTCGTGCGCGTCAGCGCCGCCGCTGATCCGGCCGGCAAGCTCGCCGCCACCCGACGCCTGCCAGCGGTCATACGCCGCGCGATACTCGACCGCCGCTTGCCAGACCTCGAGATTGATCCGGCCGGCGGACCGGAGCGCGTCGAGCCGCGTCCGCACGCGCCAGCCTTGCCGGAAGGTCGCCGCATCGACGCGCGGTGGCTCGATCTCGGCGACATGCTGGAGCCGGTCGAGCGACGGCGCGTTGCTGGTCATGGCCGACGGCGCGGCAACCGCGCGAGATTGTCGGCCAGCCCTTCCAGCGCGCGGGTAATGGCGATCCGCTCCAGTGGGCACAGGTGGCGACCAAGTTCCGAAGCGATCTCGCACACCGCGACCTCGATCGCGAGCATGCGCGGATCGATCGAGCCGCCGTAAGCGTCGCCGGGGCTTGCGCTCATCGCCGCACCTTGGTCACCAGCCAAGCGCGAACGCGGTTGCACAGGCCGCACGAGCGGCGTTGCGGCGGCGGTGGCGTACGCTGGAGCTGGGCGGTGGGCCCACGCCACGCGCTAGGCGGCGTCGGGACCGACAGGCGCGGCGCGTAGTTCGGCGGACGCGGGGGGCGCTGGCTGATTGGCATCGGTGCGTTTCCTCCCATTGGGCAGCGGGTTGATCCGGTCAAGCTGTTCCGGCGAGAGATAGCTCGGCTTCGGCGTGCGTGCGGTCCGCCACTCCTCGACCGGCTGCGCGCCGGCTCGCAATGCGGCGATCGTCTCGGCGACGACGCGCGTCACATGCTCGATCTCCTCCGGCGTCGGCTCGCCGCGTTGCCGGATTGGCGGCGGCGGCGGTAGCGCGGGCAATGCCGGTCGATTGGCGCGCCACCAGTCGCCGAGCCACGCCGCAAGCTCGCCGTAGGTCGGGAAGCCCTTGACCGCCTGGGCGGCGACGTATTCGAGCGACGCGGTGGTAAAGGCGGCGTCGGGGAAGCGCTCGAGGAGCATCGGCACGTATGCCGCGAGCTTCATCTCGGCTTCCTGACGGCTAATGCTGACGGCGGACAAGATGCCGAGCGATTGGCACCACTGACGCACCACCGGGACGTGGGTTCGCTTGGTCTGCATGATCGACGGTCTCCTGCATGTCACCGGCCGCGCTATCGGTGAAGCCGTTCCGGCTTTCCTTCCCCCCATTCATTCCAGCGCGACCGCGCGCCCCCCTTGGGGGGCTACGGGGGGACTCTTTCTGCGATTCTTTTGTCTGAGATTCGTGCGATGGCAAACTGGACTCGTTTGCCATAGCAAAATCGTGCCGATATCGAGCTTGCGCGCCGCTTTGACCCGCCTTGGAGCGAATGCTCGCGAGCTTCCCATCGGACTCCATGCGGCGGCTCATGAGACACCCGCAAGCACCTCGGTGAGCGACTCCTTTGCGCTCCAATTCGGCGATCAGGCGCCCGAGATGCCCCTGCTTGCAGCGCACCAGCTTTGCCAGTTCGGCGATCGAGGGCGCCTTGCCGTTGACCGTGACGTGGCCATATGGCGTCCCCTGCGCGGCAATACAGAGCAGGCGCATCCAGACTCCTTGCGCGGCGAGGCTGCACAGAGCGAGCGCGGGATCGTCCGCCCAATCGCTCCAATAGAATTTTCCCCACCGCAGCTTGTTCACATTGTCCCCTCCCGGCGTCAGTCATTGAAAAGCTGGACCCCTGTCCATTAGCTCTAGTTGCATTGCGCTGAATCGTCGGAAGTTGGCGTGCCGTTCCAGGTCGGCATACGGCGTCCAGATAACCCAACTGCTATTGCGCTGGCGTCGCTTTGTTTGCTCGCGCTTGTCGTAAAGCTGCCAGCGACGGAGGCCGCTTTCCATTCGCTCGTTAAGCATGGCCTTCCACGCCGGCAGACGACCAACGACACCAGAATCGTATGACAAACAATAGATGCCGATTAGATCGGCGTTGCAGGTAAGACCCCAGCCGCGTTTAGAATTGATGCGATCCGGCGTGCCGTCGGGCATAAGAACGCGATTTGAGTAAACCTCAAATGGAGCGTCGTGGGATTTTTCCAGAAACTTCATTTCAAGCACGTATGAACCGAATTGATCGACGCTTACTAGCGCATCACCGGCAGTCTTTTGCAGCAACAAGGCAAGTCCGCTTTTAGCGATCCACACCCAGCGCCCATCATAAGACTCCTGCGTTAACCAAGGCGCCAGACGTTGTTTTCCGCGCTCCTCGATCCGTCGCGCCTGATCGAATGCGTTCGGAAGGCGGACAATGTTTGTCATTGTGCCGCGTCCGCAAGCTGATTGCCCCAGCCGGTCCAGCCATCGCGCGCTTCGCGCTGGAATAGTTCAAGCTTCGGCAATGTTGGATACCAGCGCTCGATTAGTTCATAGAACGCGACCGGTTTTTCGCTATGCCTACCACGATCAGCAAAGATGACCGACGACTCGCGATCCTCGGGCAATGGCGGCGGAAGCTCGCCCCGCTTCGCGATCAGCAATAGCTCGTGCTGCGACCGCGCATGGTAGCCCATGCCGATCTTGTCCTTTACCCAGACGACGTTCGTCCGATAGGTGAAGCCCCAGGCGGCAATGACGGCGAGACATTCGGCGAGCTTCGGCGCGGTCGCCCACATATAGAGCAACGCATCGTCGGCGGCGATCTGAGCGATCGGCAAAGCGCAGATGTCGTCGAGCTGCATCGTCGGATATTGATTCTCGATCGAGCGATTGCTGCCGCCCATTGGGGGATTCTCATATCGCCAAGGCGGGTCGGCGAGCAGCAAGGGAAACTGACCAGACGGAAGCGACATGCCGGCAATCTGATGTTGCTGTCGCCGCTTCGCGATCTCGGCGCGAAGCTCGCGCACCGTAGCACGCTGTTTCTCCGTCCAGTCTAATAGCGCGTCTGCGTGCTCTTGATTCGCAATTCCAGACACTTCCCGATGGAAGCTCCAACTTAACATGTCGCGACGTCGCGACACGTCGGCGAAACGTTTAGCAACCCATCCCGCATCGCGGCAGGTTTCGTATGTTGGACCATGCCAACTATCGCTTTGCACAATCGCAAGCCGATCGCCGAAGTGATGCTCGCCGAATGCCCACCAGTCGCCGATCCACCACAGCACGGCGCCTTCGATCTGGCCTAACATTTCGCCGGCTTTGCGCCAGTCGTCGAACGTGCATGCCTTCGGGATCGACCACGATACGCGAGTAACCTTGCCGGCAAGGCCCAACTTGCTGCCGACGCCGACAAGCGTCCCGCGCGTCGTCATGCTGCGATCCTCCCCCGTAACGGCACTTGCCAAGCCGCGAGCGCGTCGAGCACGGCGACGACGGTCTCGCAGACCGCGATCCGCATCCCCGCCGCTTCCAGCCGTGGGAATTCCTCGCGCTGGCCCTCGACGTAGCGGCGCGCGCCGGTCCGCCGGTTGACCACCCACCGCGCGATGCTCAACCGCTCGCCGGGGCGCTTTAGCTCGATGCCGTGTGTCGCGCCGCAGTGCAGCACGAGAATGTCGGGCCAGTTGCGCTTGAGACCGAGCCGCGCGAGCTTGACCGCGTAGCGCGCCGGCAACGGGACGTGGCCCGCCGGGAACGTCGTCCAACGGGCCGGCGGCATCAGGAGCCGGTCGAGCGCTTCGGCGACGGCCGCATGCAGATCATTCTCGGGCGGGATAGCCGCGGTCAACCGGAACGGGGCGCGACGTTTGTCCGTAATCGTACAGTTTTTTAACGGGGCGGCGTCGGTCGTACGCAATAATGGCGCGCGGCCCACGACGCGGCCCTACGCTACAGATCGGACGGGGCGGGTTCCTACACGATAGCGGCTATCGCGCGGCAGACCGGCGCGAAGCTCCTCGATGGTAATGTCGCCCAGCCCCCGCGCGGCGGCGAGATCGAGCAGCAACGGCCAGAACGACGGCGGGATACCGTTGGAGCGCCAGCGCGAGATCGCGCTATCGCTCCGTCCGGTTAGGAGGGACAGCGCGGTGTTGCCGCCGAAAGCATCGATGATGCGGTCGTGTCTCATGGGGGTATAGCGCAGGCTACGCCAAAGCTTGCACGGCGTGCAAGTCTAGCGGTCTTGCGGCGATCGGCGTCTAATGCGACCATGCACAGGCAAGGGGCGTTCCCTTGCGACCAAGATAAGACGCCCGCCCGCCTAGTCTGGGGCGCGCTTTTGTTTGCCGGTTGGTTTGAAGGTTGTGCAATGCCGCAGCGACAGCCCACTGACTCGTCGTTGGTAATGGAGGGGTTCGGCGAGCGGCTGCGCCACTTGCGTCAGGCGTACGAGGAGCGCGACGGTCCGCGCGGTCATACGCGCGCGCAATGGGCGAAGCGGCTCCAGGTCTCGCCGGCAATGTATGGTCGGTGGGAAGCCGGTAGAAACCTACCGCGCTTCGAGGATTTGCTTAGGATTTCCCAGCTTTTCCGCGTCGATCCGAATTATTTGGTCGCAGGGCTTTTGTCGGCACACTTACGGCCTTGGCTCGTGCGCGCTTTGCGGGAGGCGAATCCTCGTATCTTACTTGAGGCGGATTGGTGGAAAAATCGATCCGAAGCCTTTGTGCAAGCAGATCAAGAACTAGCGGACGCGGCACGGTCGAACACATTACCGGAACCTCCCACTTCATTTCCACCAAAACGCAAGACGCCAAAGCGTCCGAAGTAAGCCAGACAAGCCTGCGACTTAGTTGTAACAGGTTCGTTACCTGTCAACCGTCGCTTGCACGCTATGTCGCGCGGCATGTAGCGAGTGCTTGCACGTCATGCAAGTCTGGCCTAGCGTCCGTCGCTTCCGAGATCAGCGGAGGCGCGACATATGTCGGACGACAGCGCACCACGGGTTCCCTCAGCATGGCAGTTAGAGCGCGCGGTGTCGGCATGGCAGCAGTTGCGCCAGATATACGCCGCCGATCCGTCGCTCGCCGACGATGAGGAAGCGATTAGCGCGGCGTTCGCCGACGCCGAGATCACCCGCCCCGAGGTCCTGCTAGAGCGCGCGATCGACGCCGCCGTATGGTGCGACCGGCGCGAGATCGAGGCCGACGACCTTCGCCGCGAGATGATCGCCCGACGCGACCGGTATCGCGCGCGCGCCGAGACGATCCGCGTGATAATCGAGCAACTGTTGACCGCGCTCGATATGAAATCGCACCGCGCCAAGCTCGCGCGCGCCGGCATGGTCATGGGCCGTCCCTCTGTCGTCATTACCGACGAAGGCTTGGTGCCCGATCAGTACTTCCGGACCGAACGTGTGCTTATGAAAACGCCGCTCGGCGACGACCTCGAACAAGGCGTCGTGGTTCCCGGCGCGGTGTTGTCGAACCCGGCGCCATACCTCCAGATCAGGAAGCTCTGACACATGGCCCAGCAAGCTCGCGAGCGGCAAGCGATAACGATCGCGCCGCGCTATACCAAGCCGGAGATTTTTGCCGGCACCGACGTAGCGTGGCGGTCGCTCTGCGAGTGCTATCCCAACGCCGAGACGCCGGAAGTTCTCATGGCGGTGATGGAATACTGCGCGGTCCGCCGGCTCGATCCCTACAAGCGGCCGGTGCATGTCGTTCCGATGTGGAACGCCAAGCTACGGCGCCGCGTCCAGGTCGTCATGCAGGGAATCAACGAGATCGAAATTACCGCGTCGCGGACCGGCGCCTGGGCGGGCATGGACATGCCGAAGTGGTCCGACGATCTCGGCCCCGCCGGCTTGGTCGAGCGGACCTTTCGCGGCACGATCGACAACGACGACGGCTCGACGACCAAGATTGAAAAGACGTTGCGCTTTCCGCTCTGGTGCGCGGTAACCGTCTATCGGCTGGTCGGCGGCGAAAAGCGCGCCTTCACCGAGCAGCTATTTTGGGAAGAGTGCTACGCGACGGCCGGCTTCAAGTCGGAAGTGCCGAACGAACGCTGGGCCAAGGCGCCGCGTCAGATGCTCCACAAGTGCGTCAAAGCCGCCGTGTTGCGCGCGGCGTTTCCCGAGGAAGGTCTCGGCTATACCGCCGAGGAGATGGAGGACCGGCCGACCGATACCGGCGGCGTGACGATCGAGGGCAAGATTGACCACGGCGATCCTGGCCTGACCGACCGCGACCGGCAGGCCGATCAGGTTTATCCGCCGCCGCCGAAGCCGCCGGCCGACGCTACGGCGGGTCTCGCCGCGCTTGAGGATCAGAATGCCTCGCGCTGGATCAAGAGCGTCCAGACGCTCCTGGCGACCGTAGCGACCGAGGCCGAAGTGATCGCGATCAACAACCATCCGCGCGTGCGCACCGCGCTCGAAAAGGCGCCGCAATTGGTCCGCGAGAACATTCGGGACTGGATCAACGAAGCGCGCATCCGAACGGTGGTGGTCGAGGAACCGCCGATCGAGGAGAAAGATTGGACGATCCCGAGCGGCGACGACTGGCCGGATGATCCGATCCGCGAACTGCTCGCCGAGATCGAGGCGATGGACGCGGACGGTCTCGACGTGCTGTCGGTCAGCGCGTCGTGGAAGGTCAAAACGCGCGATCTGTTTCCGCTCGATCTCGATCGGGTGAACGAAGCGATTGCGGACCGGCGCCGGCTATTGAAGGGAGGCAAGACATGACCACGCGGCACAAGCCTGACCACGAGATTCAATTGATGTTGCGCGTGTTGCGCGATCTCCAAGCGTTGCCCAAAGCGGGACGGCATCGCGTGCTGGCCTATTGGAACGCGCGCGCCGACGACATGCCGGAGACCAGCAGCAAGCAGGGCGAACAGCAACTCGATATCGAGGACACGCTATTGCCGGCGAAGGCGGCAGCATGATTAGCGCGCGCGAATTCAACCGGATCGAAAAGGCGCGCGAGATCGAGCTTCGTCCGCCGCCGCCGGCCACGTCGCCGCCCGCGTCGCGCAAGACGCGGACGCTCGCCGAGATCGGCGCGGACGCCGGTAGCGCGGTCGCGACCGTTCCCCGGTTGCTCGACGCGGATCGGATCGCCGAGCTTTTGCAGGTCACGCGCCGGCACGTAAACCATCTGGTGCACATCGGCGAATTCCCCAAGCCGGTCCTGGTCGGAACGCAACGGCGCTGGCTCGCGAGCGATTACAACGCGTACGTTGCCAAGCTGCGCGAGAAACAAGCGAAGCGGCGCCGCCATGCCTGACCTGTTCTCGCTCGACGACATGATTCAAGAGGTCCGTCGCGAACTGCGGATGCGCGCGACGCTGTATCCCAAGTGGAAGGCCGACGCCGGCCGCAACAAGCGCAACCAGATCGACCGGCAATGGGACGTGATGGAGGCGGTGCTCAAATTTTTGGAGGGACACAATGAGCGACCAACAGCCACGATGGATCGAGAATAGGCGCTGCGACGGTCTCGCGATCGTCTCAGGGATCGAGGGGCTTATTATCATGCCGGCCGGCGAGCGGTTGCCGGTTGACCTATGCCCGTGCTGCGGCAAGGCATTCGCGCAGGACGATCGCGGCGCGCGCGCGGCGCGGCTAGTCGCCGATCTCATGTTCCCGCTAGTCGGGGCGCCGAAACATGCAGATTAACGCGCTGCGCGGACGCGATGGCATGTATGCGCTGATGGAAGCTTGGCGACATGCCGGCCAAGAATTCGAGCTGGGCGTTATGGTCGCGACGCCGGTCGAGAGTGCCGAAGGTTACCACCTGTTGTTTACGATCGGCGAGACAACGGCGGCAATGACGCTCGCCGAGACCAAGTGGCTCGCCGATAGCCTGATCGAAAAGACGGGCGCCTTCGGACCGCTTGGGCGCGATCTCCAAAGCTTCGGCCGGATGATGCTGGCGATCCTCGCGGAAGCGCCCGGCCCGCATGGGGTCCACTGATGGGGTGTATCGGCTGCTTGGTCTGGTCGCGCTGATCGCGGTGACCTGGACCGCCGTCGCGTTGCTCGCGATCGAGATCGTGGGGGTGCTGTGACGCTCCGGCGTTGCGCCTGCGGCCGCAAGGCGATGACCTTCGCTCCGGGTGGCGAACCGATCCACGCGCCGGGCCATGTCCTGGTCGATCGCGGTAGCCGAGCTCAGGCATGGTGCCGCGCCTGCGCGGAGGCCCGTGGCTGGCTTGTCGCGCCGGAACGTCCGTCCGTAGCGGTCGCTTGCGCGACGCCGCGTAGCCACCGGAAAACCGGCATAGCGAAGCGATCAGGGAGGAAGGGCAATGCGCGATCTTAGATTGCTCGACGCGCATCGGTTACGTGGGCGCGAGGTCATCGAATTTTACGGCTGGGAGGGCGATGATACCTGCGGCGCCTTCATGCTTCGATCGTCGATCGACGGCGGCGACTTGGTGGTGATCGCAAGCAACGGCGAGGGCTGGGATCACGTCTCGGTCTCGCGGCGCAACCGTTGTCCGAACTGGACGGAGATGGAGCAAGTCAAGCGGCTATTTTTCCGCGACGACGAAACTGCCATGCAGCTACACGTTCCGCCGTCCGATTACGTCAACGCTCACCCCTATACGCTCCACCTCTGGCGACCGCTCGATCAGGAGATACCGCGTCCGCCGAGTGTCATGGTCGGGATCGGAAGCTCGCCGCTAAAGTCGGCGCAGGACGCGCGGTTAATGCATCGCAAGGCGCTTGCGGAAGTGCGCGAGCGAAAGGGGCGACCATGAAAGAGCAAGAGGCTATCGCGAAGGCTATGGCGGCACTCGAAGCGGCCGAAAAGCAATTCACGACCTACGCGGAGCATCACAAGCTACAAGCAAACGCCGCTTATGCCACCAAGATCGAGCGAGAAAGGCGCCTAGCGCAAGCCTCCACCAACTACGGATATGCGGTCCTGTGTGGAGACGCGCTGGAACACCTAAAGCTTGCGGTGGAAGTGCGCGAGCGATGATCGCGACCGAGCCAGACGATATCGACGACATGCTAAACGCGATGCTTCGGGAGACCGACTGCGATCGCTCCGGCGACCTATCCGACAAGCTTGTTAAAGCGTCGATGACCTACTCGCGCGGCGAGATCGTCGTTGCGCTGGCGATTACGCTCGCGGCGCTGGTCGATCAATGTCCGTCGCCGCCGCTTATGCTCGACCTTGCGGTGCGGCTGGCCGAGCGTTTTTTGGAAGTCGGCGAGTAGATGCCCCGCATGGCGGGGAACGCCCGGTCCCTGGTCTCGCCAAATCGAGCGGCGGCGGTTCATCCCCGCATGCGCGGGGAACGCCGAGGCAACCGGCCCTTGCGCGGCTTGTGCAGCGGTTCATCCCCGCATGCGCGGGGAACGCAGCGCCAGCAACATCCGGGCCGGCGTCTGCACCGGTTCATCCCCGCATGCGCGGGGAACGCCCGGCGAGAAACGCCCTTCGTATCTACTAGCGGCCGGTTGCAATCCATGCAAGCCGGCCAGCCCACCTATGCGCGGTCGCATGAAAACTCGCATGGTTGAATCATGCGGTCGGCGTAACCGCTTGAAAACGCGCGATTATCCTACGGAACCGGCATTGTTGACCACAACGCGGCCTGCACCACCTAGCGCTACCTAGCCGGGAGATTAGCTAGACAATCCAGGCGTTTACGCGGTATGGCCTTGCATGGAATGCAAGCGACGACCAGGATAGGATATTCTGGATCGCATGTTTTTCGCATGAAAGGGAACCGACTATGACAACCTCAACCGCCTTCAAGCCGGCCGCGATCTCGGCGGACATGATAACCGAGACCGGGCCGCATACGTTCGTCGTCGATGCGTCCGATCTCCGCTGGCCGGCCGGTATCGAGTGGCCGGCGACGATCGAGACGACGATGGGCAACGGCTTGCGCTTCCAACTTTGGTCCGCGAGCCGCGACCATGCGACCTATCGCCAAGCGAACGGCATCATCGTCGTAAGCGTATTCAACGACTGACCGACAAGCGAACGGCGCCCCCAGCCACGGAGGCGCCGTTTTCGTTTTAACCGATGCAAGGGAAGTTCGACCAAATGACCACTACCACCCACAACCGTCCGCAGCAAGCCGGCAAGCTTGCGAGCGGCGCGGATATCAAGACGGCGAAGCCGGGCGCCAAGCTGCGGTTCGGCAACGGCCTATATCTGCTGGTCTCGCCGACCGGAACCAAGTCCTGGCAGGTTCACTACCATGTCGCCGGCCGGCACCAAGCGACGATCGTCGGTCGCTGGCCCGATCTCGGGATCGTCGAGGCCAAGGCGGCGCGCGAAGCGATCCGGCAGACCGTCCGAGCCGGCGACGATCCGGCGCACGAGCGGACGGAGAAACGGACCGCGCGGATCGAGGCGAACGCGGCAACCGTCCGCGTCGTCGCCGAGCGATGGATCGAGATCGCGCAAGAGGCGCGCGGCTGGTCGGCGAACTATACCGCCCAGACCGCGCAACGGCTCGCGAACCATGTCCTGCCGGTTATCGGCGAGCGGCCGATCGGCCGGGTGACGACGCATGAGATCGAGGCGCTGATCGGCGGCTTGCTAAAGCGGTTGCGCTCGCAAGCCGTCCACGTCCGCCAGCATATGCAACTGCTGTTCGACTATGCGCTGCGGCATGATCTCGTGACCGTCAATCCGGTTCGTAAGATTGCCGCCGACCTACCGAAGCGCGTTGCCGGCGATCCGCGCGAAGTTAGCCAAGCGCATGTCGAGACGATCGCGGAAGCGCGGACCGTTCTTGCGGCAATGGAAGCGACGCCTTGCTCGCCGTTCGCCGCGCTCGCGCATCGGCTGATTGCGTTGACCGCCGTCCGCAAGCTCGAAGGCGTCGAGGCGCAATGGTCGGAAGTCTCGGAAGGCGCGGACGGTATGACCTGGACGATTCCGGCCGCGCGGATGAAAGGCCGGCGCGGTCAAAAGCGCGAGCATGTCATCCCGCTATCGCCGCAAGCCGCCGACGTGTTCCGCGCCGCGCGGACGCTCGCGGTCTCGCTCGGCGTCAATTCGCCGAGCGTGTTCCCTGGTCGCGGCAATCGCGGCAACCTCGAGCGATCCGGCTTGAACGACGTGATGCGTCGCGCGCTCGCGTCGGTCGATCTCGCCGGCCGGCATACCGTCCACGGCTGGCGGGCGACGTTTTCGACGATCTGCAACGAAGCCGATCCGGGCGCGTATCGCGTGATCGACGTGATGCTCGCGCATAAGGCGTTCGGCGCGGTCGAGAGCCGATACAACAAAGCGACTTTTCTCGCCGAGCGGCGTCGCATGGCAACCGCGTGGGCGGATCAATTGCTCGACGGCGCGCCGAGCGCTTTCGAGATCGCCGGTCTCGACGAGCCGACAACGAGCAACGTCGTGCAATTGAGGGAGGCGGCGTGATGGCGATACCGGTCGGCGCGGCGGTGCGTCATCGCCTTACGGGCGCAATGGGGCGGGTCGTCAAAGGCCCGCGTCGCGCAAGTCGCGGTATGCGGTGGGTTCTTTGGGACGGCTTCGGCGGCGTGCAACCGAGCGCGCCGCGTCTAAGCGCGTCGGCTGTCCTGATTTATGTCGCGCAGCGCTACTCGACGGCGAAGCTTTGGGAAGATCAGCACGGAAAGGGGACGGCATAATGGCGAACTACAAACAAGCCGGCGATCTTGTCCCCGGCGATGTCTATGTCGCGCGCAATCGTTATCGGGGACGGCGCGATCAGACCTATCGAGTAATCGGAATAAGGCCGGGTCACGCCTCGACCATTATCAACGTGGCGGTCGAGAGTACGGACGGAAACAAGTTCCGCCGCACGGTCAGTTTCTTCAAGGTCAATCGCGTCGAGATGGTGGATTCAAGAGGCTTGCACTTTGTGCGGCTCGCTGGGGAGGAGTGCTGACCATGTGGTTACCGGCAAACATAATCGCCGAAGTCGAGCGCGTCGCGCGGATTTACTATGTCGCGGTCAACGATACCAAGCTCTGGAACGACCACCGTCGCGACGGCGAGCTTCGGCTGTTGACCGGCTGGTGTTGGAGCGCGCGCAACGGTCGCGCGTTCCGCCAAGGCTTCAAGACGCAAACGGTCGCCTATCGCGATGCTTGGTATGCGCTGGTGAAGGAAAGCGAGGCGCCGCCGATCGCGCGGCCTCGATTGCGCGTCGTCGCGGATAAGGGGAGGGCCGCTTGATGGCGCGCACCATAGCGAAGCCGGCAACGCGCGTGGAGATCGCGACCTTTGGTCATATCGCGGCGGCGTTGCGCGCGTTCCTGAAACAACGCGATATGTCGGCGCCCGACTTATCGGTAGCGCTCGGTCTCGGTCGCGGCAGCGCGACGGTTTACAAGTGGCTGAGTGGCAAAGGCGGGCCGGCGCCGAAGTGGCGCGCCAAGCTCGCGAAGGTGACCGGCATACTGGCGCGCAAGCCGGGCGATCCGGCGCCGGCTCCGTCGCAAGCGGTCGCGGTCATACCGGCGGCGGCGACCAAGCTCGCGCCGGCTCGCGTCGGCGACGTGCTTTCCTTCGTCGTCTCGGGAGACGGCATGGCGCGGATCAAGCTCGACGCCACCTTGCCGCTCGCGACCGCAACGCCGCTTTTCCGTATGCTACTCGACGCGGGGATCGTGTTCGGCGGCGAGCCGGCCGACTAGCCGGCGCGGGAGCGGGCCTAGACGGCGCGGAGCGGCCGGGGCGCCATAGTCCTAGCCGGAGCCGCGTAGCCAGCGCCTAGGCCCGCTCCTAGCCTGACGACGACGGGGGCGCTTCGGCGCCCCTTTTCGTTATGGTCGGCCGCTCGGCGCGAGCAGGCATTTCTCGACGATCCGCGTCAGTAGCGCGTTGCGCGCTTCCGAGTTGTGATCGACGACCCAGGCGACCACGCCGAGAAACATGACATTCATAACGAGCAGCAGCAGGAAGGCGGGCGGGAGGACGCGAATCAACCTCTCGGAGATCGAGACAAGGACGCTGCCGCCGTTGCGTCGTCCGTTGCCGTTGTGCGGCGACGAAGGCGGTTGCGCTTCGGACATCAAGCGAGTTGGGGCGGCGTCAGATATAAACCCCGAAGGTTGCGGCATCAGCCGTGCCCGCTACGCTGCCGGGGAGAACGACTGATGCGGTGACAATGGTCGAGTTCGTGGTGACATTATACCGCTTGCCGGTCGCAGCGCCGGAATAAGCCGCACCATAGGTAGCGAGCACCGAACCCGTCTGCGCGTATGCGAAGGCGCCAGAGAAATCCGGAGTGCCTGTGATCGCGACCGGAGAATTGACGTTGGCGAGATAGCCGCCAAGTGCCGCGATCATGTGAAATTGCCCGCCGCCCATAATCCGATAAGGGTTGCCGCCCGATTGGATGACGCCGCCGCCGATCGCCTGCATCTGCGCGTACGAACATGCACCGAAGTCTACATTGCCAAAAACGATATTGCCCCCGGTCGCGGCGACGAGGCCCATACCCATATTCTGATATGAGCTAGGATTACCGGCCGCTTGCAGCGTCACGCCGGTTACGAAAACGTCGGCACCATCGGCAGCCGTGATGCAGGACTGCGTGCCAGATGGCGCAAACACCACGTTATTTGGCAGCGCGACGTTCCCTTGCAGCACCACGCTATTGTTAATACCTAGCCCTAACGGTCGCCCCGAGCACAGGATCGGATCGGTGTATGTGCCATCGGCGAATTGCAGATACAGATTGTGCCCGCCTAGATCGACAAGCAGTGCCTTATTCCATGCCGCTTGTCCGGTCCTGAGCGCGGTTGCCTGCGTCAAACCATCATGCGTGTCGTCGCCGGTTGGGCTGATGTAAAGATACTCATCTTGTGTCAGCTTGAAGCGCAGCATCTGGCGGAGCGCGGCGAGCACCTGATTATTGTTGGTCTTATCGAGCGTCATACCAGCCGCTTCGACCAGCGCGCAGAATTCCTCTTGCAGCGCATTCATAAACTCATATCGCACGATGGTCGCGAGGAAGCCGCCGCTCCCCGGTGAGCCGCCGGTGAAGTAGCCGGGCGATCCCGGCGCGCGTGGCGCGGGTAGCGTCGGGACTGCGGTCGGATCGTCTATGCGGTGCATGTCAGATTTCCTTTTAGCCCGGTATCGGGTGGGTTGCTTCCAGCGCCTCAATCCGCGCCATCGCCTCTTGCAGCGCCCGCGTAACCGACGCCAGCACGGTCCAGGGGTTAGGCGACTGGATCAGCCCCGGCGCGTCCTTCTCGCCGCTGGCCGCGTCGGCAATCAACGCCGCCTGTAGCTCATGAGCCACGAACCCCCAGCGTTCCACGTCGTCCCCCACGATAAACGGCCCGGCATCGGCCTCCCTGACCATCTCAGCCGGCGTGTAGTTCTGAAGCCGATAGCTGACCGGCCGCAGTGCCCGCACGGCCTCCCAGAGCGACGGCAGCGGCACCACATCGCGCTTGATGCGATAGTCCGACGTAACAGTAATAACGCCAGCATTAACGCCGCCAATCCAAACAACGAGCGATGGCGTCCACTGGAATGCGATCTGCTGCGCCCCAAACTTATTATATATGACCCCATTACTATTGGTGGAGAAAACGCCATTGGCGGTAACATTACCACTTGCGCTTACAGAACCAACAGTCGCCAAATTACCACCGAAGTCGAGCGTCATAGTGTTGGCAACAGAATTCATGGTCCAACTGAGTGTTCCGGTAGTATTGTCAAACACCATCGAGTAGACGCCATCGCGCCACGCAAGAAAGCGATAGTTAGCACTTATTCCCAGGTAGAAATCGGTCGCTGCCGGAGTGCCTACATTGACTTGCAGGGCCGATACTGCCCCGGTTGCCGTGACGTTACCGTTTACCGTGCCCCCCGCGAGCGGGAGGAAACCGCCACTGACCCATGACTGAAATGCGACAACGCCAACGCTGGTGGCGTCCACGCGTGCGGTTATCGCTGGACTGGCCCAGTTAAATCCGATGGCGTTGGCGCCGCCTTCATAGTACGTCCCTTTGGTGGCGCTTAGGTTGCTGGTCGCTGTGCCAGTCACCGTCAGGTTGCCGGTGATCGTGCCCCCGGCCAGCGGCAGATAGCTCCCCACGGTCCCCTGCACATAGGCGGTAGTGGCGATGCTGGTGTCGTTGTCGTTCGGGCTAGGCGTCGGCGCGGTCGGGTTGCCGGTCAGAGCCGGCGACGCGAGCGGCGCATACGGACCAGCGGCCTGAAGCGCGCCGATCTCGTCGTGCGCGTGCTGGAAGTTATCGCGCACGCTTTGCGTCGTCGGGGTGTTTGGGATCGGATAGGTAGGGTTGATGTTGGAAACCATTACGGGGGCACTCCCAGGCCGTCCCAGATTGCGGTTGTCGTGTCGGTGTCCCAGAGCGCGACCGTCGTGTCGGCGTCCCAGACCGCAGTGGGATCGACGTATTCAAAGATCGGGATCGTATGGGCTGGCGCATATTCGCGGATCAAGCATTCGAGTTGCGCGTTGCCCCAGACCACGAGCGGTTCCTCGACGTGCGATACCTCGGGCCGAAAGTAAACGTATGTCTCGGTCACCGAAGTGACCGTCCATACATAATCCCAAACCGCGTCATTAAGCGGATCCTCCGCGCGGTTGATGTCAACGCGGAAGGCGGCATTTTGCTCGATGGTGATCTGGTAACCGTTCGCGGCGGCAAGCTCGATAAAATAAGCGATGGACTGTCCGCCGCGCATCGAGAACTTGGCGCATACGGCTGCCTGCCGCTGCTGGATCGTGCCGAGCGGCGCGCAATCCGGCAGGCCGAGCGTCGCTTCCCATTCCGGCAGCATCTCGGCGGACACGGAGCACGGGAACGTCTCGGCGATAACCTCGCCGGCTCGCATATGCAACCGCGCCCAGGTCGGCATCAGCGTCAGGAGATCGGCGGCTTGCAACGTCCCCCAGCCGCGATGCCAGACGCGACCGCGCGGCAGGAGCCGTTGAAACTGCCAGAGGTAATCGATCGCGGACGCGCTCGGGATCGGCATGTCAGGCGACCGTCAACGCGCCCATGATCGGTAGTGCACCGGCCGGCGCGGTAATCGGCGCGGTCGGCGAGATGATATCGAAACGGACCACACCCGGCGTCGCCGAGATCGCTTCATATAGTTGCGACGGATAGACCGTGCCGCCGACTTCGCCGATCACCAGGAACGCATCGACCAGCGACGCCGTAATCGCGGCCTCGGTCTCGACGTTGAGCGGATCGAGCGAACCGAGCGTGATATCGATTGCGAGCGGCGCCGGAGCCGCGACGAACACCAGCGCGGTCACCGGCTGGATCGGCCAGATATGATCCGCGACGGTAAGCTGATCGCCGGTCGCGACGGTCGCGCGCGTCTCCTCGGTCGCGACGCCATCGGTGCCTTGCGGAAAGCCGCCGTGCTCGGCGTTCGCAATATCGAACATCGGATAAACCTGGACGCTACCACCGCCGGATTGGACCCAGGCGCGGGTTACACCAGGCACCTCTAGTGCCCACTCGACGTAATCCGACGCCGAGCCGCCTTGCGGCGGTTGCGCGTAGCGGAACAGCATGCGCGTCCGCAGTTCGTCTTGGGTCTCCTGGTCGCTACCACCGGTCAACGGCGAGACGGTTACGCCGCCCGAATTGATCCCCGGCACAGGCGCGGCGATCGAGATCGCGACGCCGGTATCGGCATTCGTCGCGGCGCCGTTGATAGCGGCGACGATCGGCACGACCAGGACGCCGGTCGGATCAACCGTGCCATCGGCAGTCGTCGTGTAGGGCACACCGTCCTGGCGGGTTAGCGGCGCGCCGGATGGCAACACGAGACCGGCGGTGCCTGTAAACTGCGCGGCGCCGGTCGCGGGTGTGCTGTCCTTTTGATAAACGCCGATCAACGCCGCCCAGGCGAACAGGTATTCGTCGGTTGCGGTAAACGGAACCGACTCGCGCGCGATCCAGTCGAGATACCCATAGACGCTATACGCTAGCCCCGACATGCACCACGCGAGCACACGCAGCACCGCGTTGCGTAGCAAGCCGTCGAGACCGGGAACGCCGGAGGTCGTAATGTCCTGGATCGCGGTGTTGCGCAGCGCGGTCAAAGTCGGTCGAGCGAAGGGCATGCTACCTCACCATTGCGCGGGCGCGTTGCATCGGCGGTGGCGGCACTTGCACAGGCGACGCGAGCACGGCGAGAGATTGCCACGCCCAGCCGAAGGTAAAGCGCGTTACCGAGCCGTCAGGCTTGACGATCGCGATTCCGATCCCGAGCAAGGTCGAGCCGATCGCGGCGCCGAGCCATGCCGTGTTCACGACGATCTCTTTCGCGACACCATCATCGACCAGCCATTGCAACGCCTCGGCGGCGTAGCGTTGCGCGAGACCGAGCGTGTCGCGGGTTTTCTTGGCGCGCTCCAATTGCCAGAGGTTCGAGCCGAGCGGTTGATCGTTATACGGATCGGCCCACCAGCCGCGCCGGTCGCTCGATCCGTCAGTCGGCACGAAGTCGGGCGTCGCGAGCTTGTCGGTGAACAGCGAGACCAAGCACGCCGTTTCGAGGTCCTGTCCGGTCTGGAGATCGCCGGCCGCAAGCGTCCAGTCACCTTGCGCGTTGAGATTGTCCCAGAGGATCCAAACGTCGCCCGCGCCAGTCGCGGCCGGCAGCGGTCCATCGGCGATCGGAACCGGCAAGCCGGCGGCTTCAATCCAGCCCGTCATGCTCGCGCCTCGAGCGCGGCGACACGCGCGGTGAGCTCGGCGATCGTCGCGAGCATTGCGTCGAGCGCGCTGGTCGTCTCGGCGTCGGCGGCGAGCGCGTAACCGTCCCACTGCGACGCGCCGATCGGCGGCACCCAGATTTTGCCATCGGTGCCGAGCCGCGCGGCATTGTTCGCGTCGGTGCTGACCGCCGTAGGCCCGGCCGGTCCCTGTGGTCCCACCGGGCCTTGTGGCCCGGTCGCTCCAGCCGCTCCGGCCGCTCCGGCAGGGCCTTGGGGGCCGGTCGCGCCGGCAGGCCCAACCGGACCGGGAACGACGCTATCGGCTCCGGCGGGGCCTTGCGCGCCTGTGGCGCCTGGGGTTCCGGGCGAGCCTTGTGATCCGGTCGGACCGGCGGGGCCTGGGACGGTTGAATCGGCTCCGGCGGGGCCAGCCGGTCCGGTCAAGCCGATCGGTCCCTGCGCTCCGGCCGCTCCGGCTGGCCCCTGGGGGCCTTGCGCGCCGGTAGGCCCAACCGGTCCTGGCACCGTCGAAGCGGCTCCGGCGGGGCCTTGGGGGCCTTGCGGACCGGGTGTCGTCGAGGCCGCGCCGGTCGCGCCGGTATCGCCCTTCGGACCGGCGGGGCCTGCCGGTCCAGCCGGCCCCTGTGGTCCCGCCGGCCCCTCCGGCCCAGGCGGTCCCGCCGCGCCGCCGCCGCCCTCGCCGCGGTTCGCGTCGCAATAGTTCTTGGTCACGACCTCGTTGGGATCGACCGGCTCATACGCCATTGTTTGCCGGCCCTCGACGTGGACCAGCGGCGTCGTCACGAGCACATTGTCGGAAGCGTTGACCTCGACTTTCGGGACGGTCGTCGTGTGCTTTCCGCTCGCGGTAACCGAGACGTTGCCGCCGTTGGCGAGCTTTAGGACGCTCTGGCTGTCGCTGTTGTCATACAGCGCGACCTCGCCCGGATTGAGATTCCGCAAGCGGTGCTGCTGATTGCCGGTCGCGACGATGACGCCATTCGACCGGTCGCCGCTCGCGAAGGATGCGATTGCGTCCGATCCCGGTATCGCATGCGACGCGAGACCGTAAATCTGGAGCACCGGCATCGCGTCGATGACTTCGTTCGGAAAGCCCCGGACCTGTGCGCGATGAACCGGACCACTATCGTCGGTCGCGGTTATTTTCATTGTCCCGACCGCCATCCTCGCCCGGCGATACAGCCGATCGGCGACACTCATGTCGCGACCGTCGCGGTCGAGGGCGTGAAGGTCGTCGGCGGCGAAGCGTCGGCGTTCGGCTTGGTCGGGTTGTTCTTGTTGATGTCGTCTTGCGTCACCAGGACGTTGGGCGAGGTCGGCTCGACGCTGAACGCCTCCGGGGGCCACAGCCCCAGGTGGGCATGCTGTCCGCTTTCATCGCGCAGATAGGTGACGGTGCCGATTAGCCAGTCGCGATGCTTGAGCTTCAGCGCTTCGGCGTCGATCGGCGCGAGCTTGTTCGGCTCCCAGAGCTTGCCGGAAGCGTCGCGCCAAGCGTCACAGGTGACGGTGAAATTGAAGCTCTGGCCCCAGCGACGGTTCTTTTCCCAGATCGCGCGCTTGCCGGCGAGCGGCGTGCCCAGCACGAACTGTTCCGAGATCACATAAAGCTTGCGGAAGCGCGGCACTTCGTCGTCACGGACGATCTCGCCGACGCCCGGCATATTAACGCCCGCGTCGGTGCCGAGTGCCATCATCGAGATCAGGTGGCCCTCATACTCGGAATAGCGTTGATCCATCGAGAACATGACATCGGCCGTCTCGACGTTATCGCCGATCCGAAAGCCCGATCCCATCGCTTCGGTGCCGACCTTTGCGAGCATGATCGAGCCATCCGGCATATCGTAAACGATCATTTCCGAATAGCGCGTAATGCGGTCGATGATCTCCCAGACGGTCTCGCCGAGATTGATATTGAATTGCGGCACCTGGATGCCGTCGCCGGCCGTGCTCTGGACATCGACGTGATACGGCGCGGCGAGCTTGCGGACGATATCGAGCGTCGTGCCGTTGACTACTTGCATCCCTTCCTTGCTTTCGCTTCCGGCCGATGTGCCCTCGACCAGTGCCGAGCAATCAACCAAGTCCTCCGACTTGCTCCGGCCCTCGACGCGGATCGTATGCTGCGACGCGGAGATCGAGGACGTGTAGCGATCGACATAGCCGGTCAACACGAGATCGGCGCCGATCTTAACCGTGCAAGGCTGGCCGGGCTTGAGGTCGATGTCGGCGGCGTTCGGATAGCGCTCGGTCGCCTCGATCGAGAACGAAGCCGGGATCGCGGCGAGCGGTCGCGTGACCGAGACCCGCTGCCAGCCGGTAACGGTCTGATTGCCCACGGTCAGGCTCAACACGTCGGTCGAGCCGGGTGGCGGGCCATGCGAGACGACGCCGTGCGCGATCGCGCCGCTTGTGTCGTTCATTGGTTCAGCGCCGGAAAGCTAGTCGGCATAAACAGCGGATGCGGCGGATCGGCGGACGCAACAAGGCCCGGCTCGCGCGGCGTATCCTGGTAGAGCGTCCAGGCTTCGGCGAGCGATGGCATAGGCTGGCGGGTCTCGATCTCGACCAGCCATGCGAGACCGGCACCGCGCACCGCGAGATCGAGCGCGACCGCCGCGCGGAGATCGCGGAGGGCCTGATAGGTCGCGTCGCGGCCGGCGTCGCCGGCACGGGTCGCTTCGGCGTCTAGCGCGTCGCATACGGCGTTGCGGACCGCCATCGCGTCTTGGTAGCTGACCGGGCCATATGCCTGCGTAGCCCCCGCCAAGGCCGCGCAAGCGGCACACCGGAGATTGCTCGCGATTGCGTCAGACGCGGCGCGCGCGTTGATCGCGAGCGGACCGGTCCCGCCGATCGGTGGCGGCATCCAGCCGGCGAGTGGAAGCAGGAGCCGGATCGCGTCGGCGGGATCGTTGGCGGACGCCGCGACCGCGTTCGCGAGATCGACCGAGGCGGCGGCGAAAGCGTCCGATTCCTTGCTCACAGAAAGCTCGCCAGATGGTTGACCAGGGAGCCGGTCGAGTAGACCAGCGAGCGCGCTGTTGTCGCGGCGCCGAGAACGCCGTTGATCGTCGCGGTTACCGGCTGGAGCGTCGAGCGGCTTCCGGTCGCGTAGCGTCCGAAGAAACCGGTCAGGCCGCGCACGCTGTTGAATATCCGACCGGCGTCGCCGACCAGACCGGTCGCCATCCCGACATAGTGGCCGACCGTCGAGATCGCTTCGTGCGCGACGTTGCCGACACTCGATAGCGTCGAGCCGAGATCGCCGGCCGAGGCGATATTGAGCTTGCCAACGGCGGCGAGCACGTTCTGTCCGGTCGCGGTCGCGGTGCTCGGATAGAGCACGTCGCCCGCAACGATAAAGGTGAACTGAAGCTCGACGACGCGACCGCGCTCGCGGCGATCGGCGCAGCCGAATTCAAGCAACACGCACTGGATCGAGCCGAGCGTCGGATGGACCAGCGTCCCGGCGCCGGCCTGCTCGCAGGCTTGCAGCATAGCGTCGCGCTGTTGATAGCAATCGTCGCCGACAATGAACGCCTGGATGGTGAACCGGCGCGGAAGCTTGCCTAGGTCCTCTGCCCAGGCGTCGTCGCGATAGGGATATTCGTGGATCGCAACGCGCCTTCCGGCGGCGGTATCGCCGGCATCGAGGACGAAGCCGACGCCGCGCCACGAGCCGGGCTGTAGCTGTTGGAACCACGAACCGGAAGCCCAGGACTGGCCCGAGGTATCGAAGGTCTGCGAGCCGCCGAAGCTCTGGCCGATCCGCGCGACATCGTTGACCAACGAGCCGGTCGCACCGACGACGCGATTAACGCCGGAGATCGCGCCGGCAATCGGACCGAGGAAGCCGCTCATATGTCCGCCATGTTCTGATGCTCGACGCGGACCGGCGCGACGTTGACCGCGCCCGATCCGCTCGCGGTTACCGCGCTATTCGGCGGCGGGTTCTTGTGCGTTATGTTGACATCGACCGCGCCGTTCGGCGCCTGTGGCGGCGGAACGGTTACCGGTGGCGCGGCGGCGACTGGCGCGCCCTTTAGCTTGTCTTGCAAGCCGGAAGCCCACTTGCCGGGATTGGCAGAGGTCCAGGTCGGTCCGAGGGCTGCGCCAATCGCCGACGCTTTGCTCGGGTCTTTGAGGTCCGCGCCAAGGTCGCGGCCTGTGCGTTGCCGGTAGTCGTGTTGCGCGAGCCACCACGCCGCCTTGTCCTGGCTCGCGGGCGTAAAGTCGGAAACGCCGGCCCCCTTTGACGCCGCCGCCCATGTTGCGGGTTGGAATTGATAGCGTCCCGCCGCGTGCGAGATACCGGCCGGCCCCATCTTGCCTGCCCACTCGGGAAATTTCGACGTATCGGAAAAGTGCCCGCCGCCATAAAGGATCGACGCATCGCCGCCACTTTCGCCGCCCGCGATATTGGCAAGCAACGCGCGACCTTCCGGCGTTACGTCTGACGATATCGCGCCGGGAGATAGCGCGCCCGGCGTACGTCCGCCCGGTCCGATGTTCGGCGACGGACCGCCGGCCGGTGGAGCGGGAACGCGGAACGAAGCCTGCTGGAAGCCGCCACCGCCACCGCCGCCGACACCGCCGCCACCGCCGCCTATGCCGGTGATGTGGTCCCAAGCGTCCTCGAAGCCTTTGGCAACGGCGCGCGCCATGCTGTCCCAGAATTCGCTCGGTCCGATCGCCGCGACGCCGCCGCCGCCACCGCCGACACCGCCGAGCGGACCGCCGCCATAGGATGCGCGCGTAACGCCGCCGGGAAGATAGCCGCCGGTCGCGGATTGCTTCTGGATCGCTCCTGGCGGACGCGCCCAGGCGCCGCCGGGGGCGCCCCCTTGCGGTAGATACTGCTGCGGCGCCGGTATAGCCGGCTGCGTCGGATAGCTTGGAGTCTCGCCGGGCTTCGGAAGGTCGTTCGGATCGTGTTTGCCAGTCCACCAGTCGGACATGGTTTTCGATACGCGATCAAAGCTCTTGCCTACGCTGTCGGCGAGTTCGGCGCCGGCCTGTTTGATCTCCGACCAGTGGCGGACGATCTCGACCGACAACCAGATGACAAGGCCCAAAGCGCCCAATAGGCCAATGCCGGCCGCGCCGCCGACGCCGACGACGCCGAATGCTTCGGTAACAGCGCCGATCGATGACACGATACCGCCGGCCCATTTGAGCGCGAACAATCCGGCGATGACCTCGACGCCGGTTTTGATCGTATCGAGGTTGTTACTGACCCACACCAACGAGTCGGCAACGGATTTGACGCTCGCGACGAATGCTTTTCCCGTCTCTGGGTTGTTCAGCCAAGCGGCGAAGCGGCTTACCAATTGATCGATTGCGCCGAGGATCGCGGGCGTGTTCTGTTCGACGAATGCCGCGAATTTTTCTAGTAGAGGCCCGAGATGCGTCGCGACCATTGCGCTAATCTGTTGCCCCAGGCGGTCGAAATCGACGCCGAGCTTGCCTTGCGCTTCGCCGAAGCGCTGGAGACTCGCCTTCTGTTCGTCCGTTAAATCTTTGTATCGTTTAACATCGTTGAACCAATCGCCGAAACTGCGGCTCGACTGGCGGAACGTCTCGACCAGCTTGTCGCCCGACGATCCCAGGAGCGCGTTCGCGGCGGCAGCGCGGTCGGCGGGATCAGGCATCGCGGCAATCTTTTCGAGCAATTCCGGCATCAGATCGGCGGCGGATCGGATTTGTCCATTCGCGTCGCGCAGATTGACCTTGAGCTTATTCGCCCATTGCCCGGTAACGGCGGCGTTCGCGCCTCCCCTGTTAAAGTCGGCAAGATTGTCGTGCAGCCCCTTCAGGCTGTCGCGCATGGTCGCGGCGTTGCCCCCGGCGAGCCGCGTCGCGTCCTCGAATTGCTGAAGTTTTTGCGTCGTCGTGCCGATGTTGTCGGCGGCGGCGACAAGCTCATGCGACCAGTCGGCATAGGTTGACACGAGCTTGACCATGCCCGCGATCGACGCGGCGCCGACGATCGCGCCCATCACGGGAACGATCGCGGTCAACGTGCGCAGCACGGTTCCCGCCGCCTTGCCGATCCACTCGAAGCCGGTCGCGACCTTGCGGAGTCCCGAGACATCAACGAAGCGCGTAACCGAACGTTGCATGCGCTCCATCGGCGCGCGCATTTGCGCGACGCGACGGTTGATCGCGTCGATCTGCTTGGTCGCATTATCGACGACCGTATAGGTTACGGAATAACCGGCCATTATCCCCTGGCCTGCTCGGTCGCTTCGCGCTCGCGGTCAGCGATCCGGTGCGACTGTTCGGCCCACCAGATCAATTGCGTTCCGGTCAGGCCCCAGGCGTCGTGCGGTCCCCAGCCCCAGAAGCGCGTCAGGTCGGCGATCAGGTCGCGCCATCCTTGCGGGAACGATCGAGCAAGTCGGCCAAAAAATCGAAAGCCTCGTTTAGTTGCGAGAATTTCAATTCGAGCACGACCTCGCGCGGCACCTGTGCGACCGAGGCGACAAGCGCGATCTGGTAGCGGCGCATCGTGTAGGCTGTCGGGCTGGTGGTATTTAGTTCGATCTCGGCGCGCTCCAATTGCTTCGCGGTCGGCTCCTCCAGGTGGAGCGACGTGAAGCGTTTTTTCTGAAAGGTCACGTCGATGTCCATATCGAGCGTGCGCGGCTCCGGCTCCGGCGAGCCGAGCTCACCGAAGTCATCGGTCGTTAGCGCGTCCATCGGTTATGCCTCCGATACGTCGATACCGTCGAACCGGACCTGGAATGTGCCTTCTGCCGAGCGGACCTCGAGCGCGGCGGTGTTCCACATATTCGCCCCGCCGACGACCTTACCGTTCGCAAGCGTCACCATGACCTCGACGCAGCGCATGTCGTTGAAGTCGCCGACACTGATCTCGCCGCTATCGCGTAGCGTCGCCTCGATAAAGCCCTGGATCGGCACTTCCGAGAAACCGTGGACGCTGTCGAGACCGACCAAGGTCTCGCGCTTCCATTTTGCCGGCGACCACGTAACGTCGGACACCACCATATAGGCGTTGCCATCGATCGTAAGGCCGGTGATACCGGCCAGCCTTTCGCATGCAGCCATTGCCGCCCCCTTATGACTTACGGAATTGAAGCAGGATCGCGATCTGGCGAAGCTGATTGACCAGATCGACCGGCGCGAGGATTTTGACCAAGCCGTTGCCGGCATTCTCGACGATCACGTTCTGCGCGAACGTGCGACTGTTCTGGACATAGCCGGCGGCTTCTATCGCGCGATACTCGTTGATAACCGACGCGCGGATCATCGGCGCGTTGACGCAGTTCGATCCGGCGAGTATTTGCGTCGTGTCGCTCACCAGTTTTTTCCGCGCATAGCGCGTCAGGAGATAGTTAGAAAGATCGCGCGCCACGAACATCAACCCATACATGGTTTCAACGTCGAGGTAGCTGTTGTCGGTCGCGCCGGCCGCGTTCTTTTGGTAGGTCGTGCACATCCGCTCGACGATTACGGTTCCGTCGTCGCCGGTCCGGAAGGTGCTCATGCCGTCATACAGCAGCGTGTTGCGCTCGCCGAGCGTCCAGCGCGACGTGATCGGCGGGGCCTTGAGCGTCGTGTTGATATACTGAAGCGGCAAGCCGGGATCGACGCGCAAGCTCGCCGCCGACGCGGCGCCCATCTCGGTCGCCCATATCCAAGGCGGATCGGGCGAGTCGTTGAACGCGGCGATCGACATATGCTGATCGTTGCGCGCGGTTCCGAAGGTCGTGCATTCGCCGAGCGTGCCACGATACGCCGAGAACGCGCCGCCATAGATCATCTGTTCCCACGACCAGCGCCCGACATCATCGGCTAGAAAGCCCTTGAGCGCGTCGAGGTTCGACGTGTCGGTGTAGGGCGTAATGATGAAGTCAAACGGCTGATCGGATAGGTTCGCGAGCGCGCCGGCAATGCCCGGATTGCCGGTTCCGCCGGCCATCGGCGTTATGGTCAAGGTCACGCCGGGGACAGCGAATTCGCCGCCGGCCGACCCGAGATAATTCGTCCGCACGTCGATGCCGTTGAACACTTCGCCCTTGCCGATCGAGGTCAAGGTGACGACGGCGGCGGCGGCAACCGCCGTGACCTCGATCCCTTCGGTCGCGGTAATCGCGGCGGCGAGATTTGTCGCGATGACCGTCGCGGCATCGCCGCTCGATACCAGCGAGCGGACGCGGAAACCGCCGACATAGACGTTCAGCGTTCCCGATTGCGTCGCGGGGCCGGTAACCGTAATCGTTCCGGTCGCGACGACGGCGGCAGCGTCGTCCTCGATCGGCAGGATGTAAAGTGGTCCGAACGGATCGCGGTCGAGATACCGGCTTCCCATGTTGTAAAGCATCGAGCCTTTGCCGCAGAGCGTCAGGAGTTGCGCTTTGCTTTCGATCAACGCCGGCTCGTTGCTAACGGCGGTGCCGGTAATGGTGATCTGACCGATCAGCAACGTATTCTGTAGCACCGTCGCCGAGTTCGCTTGCGACGGGTCCATCTCGACATAGACGCCGGGAACCCGGTTGCTGGTCGGATAGTAGGTAAAATTGATCGCCATCGGTTAGCCCTCCCCTTTGTGCGCGGCCGGTTCGTGCCGGCGGTGCGTCGTCCGTTGCGGGTCCATTGCTCCCTCAACGATTACGTCGCGGTCGCGGACGCGCCGGAGCCAGAACGGATCGCTATCGTTGACCTCGCGACCATCGGCCGGAAGCAACGCCATCGAATGTGGATCGCGCACGGTCCGACCGGGCGCAGGCTTTACGAACATTGTCAGTCCTCCGTTGAGCTTGGTTGCGGCCACGGCCCGTCGGTTGCGGGCGGATAGGGCGGATCGCCGGTCGGCACGACGACGACGGCGGCGGGATCGGAACCGGGCACACCGACCGCGCCGGGCGCATGGAAGATATCGACCTCGACATGCGCGAGCGGAACCGATAGCGGCTGAACGCCGTCCGCGTCGGTTAACTGCCAGTCGATGTTGAATTCCCACTGGTAGAACAGCCGCGCGCGATCGAGATCGAGATAGCGCGCGCCGGCAAACGACGTGCCACGAACCATGCGGCACTCGCCGATTTCAAGGTTGAGCACCGAGGCGAATATCTGCGCCTCGATCGTCTCAAAGCTCATCGTCGGGTCCTGACCGCGCCGGTCGCGTTGCGCGTCAAGCTCGACCGCGATCCCGACTTGCTTGTGAACGATCTGAATCAAGCCGTTCCAGACTTGGTTCGGCTCGGCTTCCTGGCCGAGCGGCAAGACATACGCCGCCGGCAACGCCATCGACGTGTTGTAAGCTTTCAGTCCCGCATAGAATTCCGCCGAGCCGCCGACGCGACCGCCGAAGATCGGCGCGTTGCTCCGTAGCTGCGAGATGAAGGCGCCCATGATGGTTACGCCGCCGTTGCCGCTCACTTCGGCTTGGTTTCTTTCCAGGTCAACGCATGCTCCAGCGCCAAACGGACACGGCGATCAAGCTCGGGCGCCTGTTGCGCCATGACGCGATCGAGGAACGGGCGCGGCTCGAGGACGCGCTTGGTATAGACGCCCTTGGCGCGCATATGCCGGCCGGTCCGCCGGTTGACCGGCCGCGCCAATGACCGGCCGGGATTGCCGCCGCCTTTCGCGCCGGCTTCGAGGAACAGCGCATAGAATTGCCGCGCGCGGACCGCAAAGCCTTCGCTCGACTTGAAAACGAACGTCTTGAGACTGCCCCGGAGATCGCCGGAGAGTCGAGCGGGCGGCTGGCCCGGCGCCGACGCGCGATGCGCGCCATATTGCCGGCCGGAGCCGTTGCTTTGCGCGATCAGCCGGCCCGCCTTGTTTTTAATATCGTTGCCGGCCGCGCGCATGAGCTTGCCGAGCTCACGCTTGTCGAGCGCGACTTGCCCCCAATGGGTGACGGTTAGCTTTAGGTCGCTCACCACCACCCCCAGCGCGGTCCGCCGAGCGCGCCGAGCAGCACCAGGATCAAGAGCACCACGAGAATAACGCCGACCGGCGAGCCGGGGCCGACATAGCCGGCATGCCAGCCATAGCCGCCGCCCATCAGGAGGACGATCAACAGGACGATCAGGAGCAAGGTCATAGCGGATTGATCCCCGGCGGGGCTGCGGCCGCGCCGTCATAGGGTTCCGTCAGAAGTGCGTTGCGCGTTCCGTCGCCGTCGTCGGGCGTCGTGCGGCTATGCTCTAGCTCACACTCCATCCGAATGAAGCGAAGCCGACCGCCGATCTCGGTCGAGCGGCGGACGCGGAATAGCTCGGTCCGCAAGCCGGTGCCGTCTGGCCGGATCCTCGACCGCGCGACGACATCGATCGTCGCCGGATAGTCCTGCCAGCGGATATCGATCATATGCGTCACCGGCCCGTCGATCTGCGTTGACTGGTAGAGCGTCGAGGGCCGGCTCGGCTGGATGTTCGCCCAGACGGTCGCGAGCGGAACCAAGGTTTCGGCGAGCGCGAGATCGTCGGCCGGCGACTGGTCGCGGCGATAGAGCGTAACCCGCCAGCGCAAGGCGCCTAGCGTCGCCGCGTAGCCGCCGGAGGGATCGTCAGGCATGGTTGAGCCGTCCGCC